GTATAATGACACAAAAACAATTATCAGGAGAATGCTTAAGTTGTGAATCAACCTATAGCATAGCATTTATGGAAGAAATGGTATCTCAGGATTTACCCGAACATTGCCCATTTTGCGGTGAACAGATTGAAGAATTATCGGAAGACTATATAGAGGACGAAGATGATTTGGATACTGGAGAATGGGACTAAACTGGCAACATGATGGTAAAGATTTTACTGAAGATTTGATTGGTAATAATTACGGGTTCGTGTATCAGATAACTAATCTGACGAATGGTAGAAAATACATAGGCAAGAAATTCTTTTATTCTGCCAAAACCAAACAAGTCAAAGGTAAGAAGAAGAAGATTAAGGTATTCAGCGATTGGCAAACTTACTATGGAAGTAGTGCCGAATTGGCTAAAGATGTGTTATCATTAGGGAATGAAAACTTCTCTAGAGAAATAATACATCTTTGCCAGTCAAAAGGTGAATGTGGTTATCTCGAAGCAAAAGAGCAATTTGTTCGTGGTGTTATGGAATCTGAAGATTACTATAACTCATGGATAATGGTAAGAGTTAGAAAATCACACATCAAGGACTATAATGCTAGATTACTTAAAGGTACTCCAGGACAAGGAGCATGACGCTTTCTTTTTCCTACCTGGACCAAAAGAAGATACGATTCATTTAGAAGGTGCGTCATACAAAGATGCGGGAGAAGATGTGGGTGGTTCCGCAATGGGTTCTGCTTACCACGTTATTCTATTCAAAGAAGCGGAAGATGGTGAATTGGTGGATATTGATATGTTCGATGCCATTTTTATGGATCCATTGGAATATATGTCTGGTCTAATACCATCTGGTATTTTTGGTATTATGGCCCGCAAGACTACCACATCAAATAACTTCATTCAAAAAACATTTGACAAATTACAGAAAGCATGATACAATAGTATCTTAATTGGAAACTATTGAAAGTTTATTATGGTATTAGTAGATTTAAATCAAGTATTACTCGCAGGCCTCATGGCACAAATTGCCAATCAAAAGGGTAAATTAGATGAGGACCTAATTCGTCACATGATTCTCAATATTATACGAAATCATTCCAAGAACTTTAAAGAGTATGGTGAAATTGTATTATGTTGCGACAATCGTAAATATTGGCGTAAAGAATTCTTTCCATTCTATAAAGCCGGACGTAAGAAAACCCGTGAAAAGTCGGATTTAGATTGGCATCTTATCTTTGATATGTTGGCAAAGTTTAAAGTCGAACTCAAAGAAAACTTCCCATACAAAGTAATTGATGTTGAAGGTGCTGAGGCAGATGATATCATTGGCACACTAGTACCACGTCATGCACCACACGAAAAGATTTTGATTCTATCAAGTGATGGTGACTTCTTGCAATTGCAGATGTATGGTGAGAATGTTAAACAATATAATCCTTCACAGAAGAAATATATTAAGTCGGTTGACCCATTACTAGAATTAAAAGAAAAGATTATTCGTGGTGATAAAGGTGATGGTATTCCAAACATATTCTCACCCGCAGATTGCTTTGTTCGTGAACTGAGGCAGAAACCAATTACACAAAAGGTAATTGAAAAGTATTTGGCTGAACACTATGGTGAATGGGAAGATGAGTCTGCGAGAGTTGGTTTTTCTCGAAATCAAGCACTCATTGACCTAAGAAACATTCCTGGTGACATTAAAGAGAAAATCATAAATACTTATGAAGAAACCGTTCCAGCAAAAAGGAACAAACTGCTCAATTATTTTATTGAACATAAACTGAAGAACTTAATGGATGTGATAGAGGATTTTTAATGAAGAATATATATGAAATTTTTGATGAGTTTGAAGAAGCAAAAAACAAAAAAGACAGGATGGCAGTAATTGAGAAGAACCTGTCTAAGGCGTTGGTACAAGTATTAGAGTTGGCATTTCATCCAAATCATCAATGGTTAATTACTGAGATGCCTGAATCTTACAAAGTTCCTGAAACTAACAAGATTCCCGGTTTATCACAATGTCAGTTGTCTACGGAAATTCGTAAACTGTATCTTTTTGAAAAAGGTAATCCTTCAGCTGAAGTTTTGACACCGCAAAAAAGAGAACAGTTACTATTACAATTATTAGAATCAATTGAACCCCGTGAAGCAGAAGTAGTTATGGGTATTTTAACTAAAGACTTAGGTGTAAAAGGTCTAGACTATAAATTTGTTAAAGAGGCATTTCCAAACTTATTACCATAATGCACCACAAAGAAAAAATAATAATAACGTGTGGCACATTTGACCCACTAACAGTCGAAGAACTTAAATTTCTAAAAAAGTGTAAGAGTAAAGGTGAATGGTTAATTGTGGGCGTTCATTCCGATTGGTGGATGGCATGGTCACAAGGTGGATACGTTCAAGACTATGCCTCTCGTAGAGAGATTATAAGTTCTTTAGAATGTGTTGATGAAATATTTTCGTTCAATGATTCCGATGGTACAATCATTCAATTATTAAAACTTGTAAAAATTTGTTATCCTCATTCCGATATTACCTATGTTTCGGATGAGGATATGCATAATATGCCAGAAAGTAAAATTCGAGGCATAACTTTTGAAACGATGAAATAGGAGTTGTAAGTGACTAAGTTTGTAGGTAAGTTCCGTAAGAACAAAGAGTATAATGATGATTATGCGTATACTCACAGTAAACACCGTAATGAACACGCAGAGATTAAGAAAATTCTAACGCAACATGAAGAAGAATTGGTGTTAGAACAAGATGAAGCTCAAGAAGCTGATGATAAGAATTGGTATAATTAAAAGTTTACCACTAAATTCTTGGATTTTCAGCATAAGTAGGTATGTCCGCCTTTGAAATAAGGTATTGGTAATCTTGTTGCTTCCATACAACACATCACTTGACCTCCTCATCAAACTGTAATACAATGGTTCTTCAGTCACGGAGAACAATATGTTAATTTACGGTTATATTCCAAAATCAAAGAAACGCAAGGTTTCTAAAGCCAAGAAATTGCAACATGAAGAATGGTTACTATCCATCAATTCGATGTCTACCAATTTCAGTAAAAATAAATCCACAAAGTTTTCTAAGACAACTCCAATGTTTACGATTCCTCCAGGAAGAGAAACTCCAAAACTCTCCAGTTTGGATACAGGATTTGTAGCTTGCACAAAAACATTCCAAAATACATATACTGGTGATAAGATTAAAGGTATCGGTACTATGCACAAGAGTAATGCTGTTCCGGTATTTACAGATAACGAAGCAAAAGATTTAGCAACCATGAGAAGGTAATATGAAAAAAACTACTGAAGAATTAATTAATGAATTAGAAAGCCGATATGGTAACCCAAAGGGTCCAGCAAACTTTGATATCGTGTTGGAAGGTATTAACCGACTAAAAGAAGTTTATGCAGAATTACAAGAATTAAAATCCGAGAAAAAATGATTACTCAAGATGAATGGGAAGAATACGAAGATTATCTTTTTGAACTAACTGATGAAGAACTTAAAATTGAATTGCAATGGTTAGAATCAGTCGGTAAAGCCAAAAAGAGAGGTAGTGTAGTTACTTCCGTAGAAAATTATACAATACAATAATGGAAAATTTTATCTTTACCGATTATATTGAGGATTTATCTCTATGTGATGATATTATTAAATATCACAATGAAACGGATATTAAGAGTGCCGGACAAATTGGAAAAGGATTATTGGTTCCTGACCGCAAAACTTCCACAGATTCACGATTATCTGACAATCAAGAATTGACTATTCGATATTTTGACCAGGTGAAAGTTATCATGGAAAAATATATTAAAAAATATCCTTTCTGTGATTATTATAATCCTTGGGATGTTTCAATACCGGTGAATATTCAGCACTACAAACCAGGCGAAGGATTCCACGCATGGCATTCTGAACGTATATCAGGTAATCCTGATTTAGCAAATCGTCATATGGTGTTTATGACATATTTAAATGATGTAACTGATGGTGGAGAAACTGAATTTTTTCACCAAGAAATGAAAATTCAACCAAGAAAAGGTTTAACGGTAATTTGGCCAGCAGATTGGACACATACTCATCGTGGAGTTACATCTCCTACGCAAGAAAAGTATATTGTCACGGGTTGGTATGTTTATACAGCATGAGGAAAGTGAAAAATGTTAATGCAACGTGAAGAAACACAGATTTTAAGGGGTATTGATGAGATTATGTTTAATATGCGACACATTCCTGCTCAAGATGTCGCTTATTTTCTTGTAAAATTCAATCCGAAGCTTGCTGAAGAGCTGGCAGCATCAATTGAGCAGCAAATTTTCGATAAAAATGAAGGAAAAAATCATGAGTAACGCAGAAAAAGTGCCATTTTCGAGTAAAATCGCTTGGGAACCTTTGGATTTAGTAGTCCGAGGTTGGATTGCGTATTCCGGATTCGAAAAAGACCAAGACGCTTACCAAAAACTCAAGGAATCTCAAGATTTGGCGTAGTGTTGCACCGAAACAACGCTTTTTCAGAAAGTGTTTGACGGTAAGCGATAATTGTAGTATAATGGTTTCATTAAATCGGAGAACACATGGAACTCATTGAATCAAAATCACTACTAGCTAAACTAATGGCTACCGAAAACTTGACTATTGAACAGCGCAACGTGCAAACTGCCGCTTTCGATGTCAAGAATCGTGTCCTTACTGTACCTGTTCTTGACAAGAACATTTCTGGTTACTTGTATGACCTGTTTATGGGTCATGAAGTTGGCCATGCTCTATACACTCCGTTAGAAGGCATGACTAAGGCCTACGAAGAAAAGATTCCAATGTCTATTATGAATGTATTGGAAGATTCTCGTATTGAGCGTAAAATCAAAACCAAATATCCTGGTATTCGTTCTTCTTTCATCCGTGCTTACAAAGAACTTATTGATAAAGATTTCTTTGGTACAAAAGGCACAGACCTCAACGATTTAAACTTTATTGACCGTGTTAACCTTTTCACTAAGGGTGGTGCAACACAAGGTATCAAATTTACCGATTTTGAACGTAGCCTTGTAGATAAAATTGAAGCAACACAAACTTATGATGATGTCATGGTTGTGGCTAAACTCGTTCAGGCATACATGAAAGAAGAAGCCGAGAAACGTAAAGAAGAAAATCCAGTATTCGAAGAAGCTGATGAAGATTCTGATGCCGAATTTGATTCTATGGGTTATGAAGATTCCAATGAAGATGATTGGGATGATGAAATTGAATCCAAGAAATCTAATCAACCGGGTGAAGATTCTGAAAATGAATCAGATAAGGAACCTGGTGGTGATAGTCAGTATGGTACAAATCCAGAAAATCCAAATGATGTAAAAGCTGAAGATGGCATCCGTTCACATACTGATGATGCTTATCGTAAAAATGAATCCAAACTGTTTGCTGATGACAAACGGGTTTATTACTATGGTAATATTCCTGATATGGATTTGAAAGAAGCAATCTATACATACAAACAAACTTGGTCAAGATACAAGGCTGATACTGTTCGTGTTATGAGCAGTTATCATTCTCCTTATCCAGGAGCAGATAAATTTGGTACTGACCTTGAAAAGTTTACCAAGATGCGTAATGATGCCAAGAAGGTTGTTGGTTATTTGTCCAAAGAATTTGAACTCCGTAAAAATGCGGACCAAATGAAACGTGCTTCAGTTTCTAGAACTGGTGAATTGAACATGGCCAAGATTTATGGTTATCAGTTGATGGATGATATCTTCAAAAAGGTTACAGTTGTACCTAATGGTAAATCACATGGTCTTGTAATGTTCCTCGATTGGTCAGGTTCTATGCACAATCACATTGAGAACACCATGAAGCAATTGATTAACTTGGTGATGTTCTGTAAGAAGGTAAATATTCCTTATGAAGTATATGCCTTCAGTTCCGAATTTGATGACCCATATCAACCTAAACCTGTTGTTGGTGAAATTGTTATGCATGGTTTCAAACTGATTAACATTTTGTCCAGTAAGATGTCGGCTTCAGAATTCACTTATGCTGGTTCTGCATTAGTTAATATGGCACAACATCGTGGTTGGAAACCAGGTTGGTTTCAAATGGGTGGAACTCCGTTGAATGAAACTGTTGTGGCTGCAATTAAGATTATTCCAGAATTTCAGAAACAATATAAACTGCAAGTGGTGAATACAGTATTCTTAACTGATGGTGAAGGCCAGAGTTTGAGAAATGTTCATACGGAATATCCAAACGGTTATATTGGTTCAGGTTACAATAATCCAGAACTTGATAGTTACAGCACTTATGGTAAACAAGTTAGTTTTATTATGCGTGACCCAATTACTAAACAAGAAGAACGTGTTGATTATGCTCGTGGTCGTGAATTGACAGGACACTATATTTCTATTTTGAAGAAAAGAACAAATAGTAATATTGTTGGTTTCTATGTATTGTCTGGTCGTGAGTTTGGTCGTGAAGCTTATCACTTCTTTCCAACTTCCGCTAATCATGACAAATACAAAGCCGAGTTCCGTAAGAACAAATGTTTGACTGTTACTAATGCCGGTTACGATGAATACTACCTGTTGCGTTCTGAAGGCCTAGATACTGATGACGATGTTGAATTTGTTGTCAAAGAAAATGCGACAACCCGTGGTTTGATTTCTGCATTTAGTAAATATGCAGGTAATCGTTTGTCTAATCGTGTTGTATTAAATCGTTTTATTGGAATGATTGCATGATGGTACTTGAAGAACTTGTTACATTTATTGGCAAATCAGGCAAACGCCGAGCCACCATCTTTTTTGAGAAAGAATATATACAACCATACAAAGTGGAATTTCATAATAAAGATGAAACTCTTGGTTCAATATATTACTTAACAAAAGAACGAGCTGAAGAATCAGCTCAAGTATTTGCTTTCGGAGAAGATGAAAATGGAAATCGCAATGTCTAAATTTATGAACGGCAATAAAAAGGCCGATGTGATTAAAACGGATAATGGTTATGCCGTCAATATGTATTTGGATGACAAGTTCTTCCAAAAACGTAATGTATTCAATATTGATGATGCTGAAGCGTTGGCTGAAGATTTTGTTTTAGAAGAAGGTGATTCTGGACCAAAATTCTTGAACGAAAATGTCTGAAGTTAAAGAACCATTTAATCCAAAAA